TGCATTTTCAATATTACAATGATCCATTATCTCTCTAGTTGTTGCACCATTTTCAGTCTTACATAAAGACCACAACAAACCCAATTTAGTTCTTGGATTAAATGGGTTTGTTGGTAATTCTTGCCTTTCAATTCTAGAGTTATTAGTTAACATTCTATTATTAATAGAATGATTAAACATATTAGATAACATCATTACAAATGGTTTAATCTTATCTCTTTCAAGTGTTGCACTATGTTGTCTAAACTCAATAGTTCCAAATCTTGCATATGATTGTAAATTAACAGTAAAGAATTTTGATCTTCTATTTGTTGAGCCATGCCTTTGTATTGCATTCATTAAAGATGTTATTGATCCATCACATTGCTTTATTGCATCAACACATAAATCTAAACCACTAGCAAATCTGTTATTTGTTCTACTAAGTGGAAAGATTTTATTAATCTCTAGTTGGTGTTTAGCATATCTATAAACAACATCTTTAATAATTGCATTATCTAAAACATCATTATAAACACTAGAAGATTGAGATATATAAGTTCTATTGGCTCTATACTTATCAATTGATAATGTTGTAAAAGCATCATTTGTGATATTTGATGATATAGATTTTAATCCTATATGAACATGAACACCACAACATTTTTTAACACCACACCCATTATCAACAAGTACCTTTAAAACCTTGTTTACATAGTACCAAGATAATTCACTATCAATTGAAAGTATTGGGAAAGCTATTTCAAAATCAACACCACTTGTGCCATCTGTTTTAACATAGATAAAATTTAATTCTTCATCATTTCTAAATACTGTTTGTAATTCACTAATTGATTGCACATTACCACGACTAGTAAAAACACCCTCAAATTCTAAACCCATTGTAAGACTAGTATTATTTGTATTTTCTAATATATTCATTTGATCCTCTTTTTTGGCTAAAAGTTTAAATTGTCTTGTCTAATTCTAGCACGTTAGGCAATCAATACCTAACGATAATTGCGAACAATTGCATTATTTTTGCTTTTTTTTATCTTTTTTTTTGGAAATTTTTGGAAATTGTTCGCAATTTTTTGAAGGTTTTACCTGGAAAATGGCCGTAAGAAACCCCGATCCCGAACAAGTCCGACCCCGAGTCCGAAGTCCGACACCGAAGTCCGACCCCGACCTGGAAGGCGCTGGTCAGAAAACCGAACAATTGTTCGCAATTTTGACCAGGACGCAGCAGTCACAGCAGAATCCCTGCGCTGTACGGGAAACTTCCCTGGCCGTACAGGTCCGAATACCGAACAATTGTTCCAGTTGTAAAGCCTGGACGCTGCGACGGGCGTTTTCCCTGGAAGGATCTGGGTAAAAAACCGAACAATTGTGACGATCCCGACCCCGGTAGATCCAGGCACCGAACAAAAAAAACCCCAGGAGCGTAATGCAACTGGGGTTTTTACCGAACAAATTAAAGGATCTAGCCCGAAGCCCTCCCCATCTTCAGGATCTCTTGTGTCCGATCTGCTTGGTTGTAAGCATCTCGCAAAGCCCAAGCAAGATGATCTTCCTCAAGACCAAAGTCCTTGTAGCCTTGTAATATGCTATCGTAATAGTGTTTGAATGGTAGAGCGACTCCTTTCCTTGCCATGACGTAGGTCATAGCTTTATAACCATCAACGTATATCTTTCGTTTAGTATACAGATGAGGAAAGCCCTCGAATCTATCTAAGGCTTTCTCATCTTTCTTTTGTATCTCCCACAAACCTATCTGAACTTCATCTCCCTTTGAGGGTCTGATGTCAGCTACAGTATTAAACACTAACTTCCAATCCTTTAAGACAGTTCCGTATAAGGGAACTGCCGTTGGGGTTCTTGTTTCCATGTTCTTCTTGTTAAGGTTTGCACCATATGATGCGTATAACATTAAGCTACTTCCTCTGATTTCATTAAAACTTTTTCAGTTCCATCTTTGTTAATTTCAGTCATAACAACATTGTCATAACCTTTGGCTATCCAATTATGATAGTGCATCTGTGCTATGACAAAGTTTTTGTAGTAGTCATCAACACCACCTACCCAAACTATAAATCGCCAACCATCTTTATATTCATTGTCCATTTGCTTCTCCTTTGGCTTGTTTAACTTAATACTAATATAAGCATTGAGTTCCGTAATGTCAACAATTAATATGTCATATGATATATATTTATGGCCATAAACTTGTTCGGTTGCTGATGACCTGGAAGTTGCACTGGGTATAATGCGAACAATTGTGCGGTCTCCTTCCCAGGTCACAGCGGGAAAAGTAAAGCGAAGCCTTCTCCCTGGTTGCGTAACCGAACAATTGTGAAGTCCGAAAACCAGACCAGTGCGTTCCAGGCGAACAACTTTTGGCCATAGACAAAAAAAGAGCGACCCGAAGGTCGCCCTTTCCAACTTCCTAGCCATAGGAATCATCTGAAATAAAAGAATCTTGCAAACGAAAGCAATATATCTTCGTCTTGTTCTTTTGTTCGCTCCCAAGGAGTAAACCAATCTTGACCTTGAAGCTCTGCCGTTTCGGGTTCTCCGTGTTCGTCTAACTCGCCAACGACCTGAACGGCAGGTCCACCTGTTCCAAGCAGTAGCTTATAGTGTGTTGGGTATCTGTATTCATCATGCGAATTTACATCGTGCCAATCGCTTTTGACCTCAACACACAAAGGCATATTTCTAATTTCTTCTTCAACTTCATCACACAAAACCTCATCATAGTTTTCTAGTGCATACAGTTGCCATTGCTCAATAAGTTCTTTGATGTTGCTCATGTGACCACTTCCAGGAATTTCCTTGACGATTGGCTCAAGTGCTTTGATTACGTTGTTTTCTAATGTACCCATTATTTTTCTCCTCTTTCTCTGATTAAATCATTTTCGCAATCTTGGCATGCGTAATAAGGTTCTTGCACAGATGCCACAATGTCATCTTCGTGAAATAAGTTATTGCACCCATCACACTCTGATGAGTTATCGACAAGATAAGAGTTTTGAAATTTTGTCATTATTTTTCCCCCAATTGGCTATAGTATTGATTTAGACTTTTTACACCTTGCTTTGCTTGCTCAAGTGTTATCTTCTCACTTTGCATCTGACCAACAAGGTCTTCTAAGCATTCTAGTAATTGATCGTATTCATTTACTTGTTCCAATTTGATCTCCTTTGGCTGTTTTGTTTGTCTTACTATTATATATAGGCTTTCAGTTCCTACATGTCAACAACTAAAAACATTTTTTTTATTTTATTTGTTCGGCCATCTACCTGGAACGCAACTGGGTAGAATAGCGAACAATTGTGACGTTTTAACCAGGACGGCCTCCCTGGTCACGGCTGGGCGTAAAGCGAACAATTGTGAGTTTGGCCTTTACCCGGGCAGATCCAGGTTACCCCGAAACCGAACAATTGTGACCAGCCTCTCCCTGGTTGGCCAGATCCCGAAGTCCGACAATCCCGAACAATTGTGCGGTCTGGTGCTGCTGCGAATCCCGAAGTCCGAACAATTTGGCCAGACCCGGGCTACGCAAATGCCCGAAACACCGAACAATTCATAGCCCGACCAGTCCGAAAGCCCGACAACCCCGAAGTCCGAAGGTCAACGCCTGACCCGACCCCCTAAGTAATTACGCTACTTCTTGGGTTTCACGCTAGTTTGCTCTATCACGTCTGCCTCCTTATGGGTCTTTGTGGCTACTTTCATGCGTTTCTGTGCTATGTCTTGGAATTCTTGTAGTTTTAACAGTATTTCTTCCCTTGTCATGCTGTCGGTTCTCTCATGTAGCACATGGGCTTTATTAACAAGCAGACCTGTAGCCTTTAATCGCAGTTCTTCGGCTCTAATGGCTTCACCGAATTTTCCAGACTCCCATGCTTCGTTACGAATTTTAAGTAAGTCACGCACCGACTTATCAATTGTGACACCGAACCTTGTTTGGGCTTCGTCACGCATTTCTTGATATCGTTCTTGGACAACTGGGTTACGGAGCAACCTCACGGCATCGACACCTGGATTTGCATATCCTGCTGCACGAGCCGAAGAGGTCTGTGTCATATCCTTGTGCATAAAGTTATTAAGAAAATCTTGCTGCTTATCGGTCAATCGTTTCCAACCTGCTAATCGTTGTTCTTTAGTTAAGTCTTCTGCTACTCTTGGCATCTTATTTTATCTCCATTTAATTACTAGTTTACTAGGGGTAAGAGGGGTGGGTTACTTACCACCCTCTTATACCCCCTTTAGGGGGGAAGTTCGGTAAGTTGGTAAGTTTGAACAAAATCAATGACTTACAAGCCATAAAACACTTACCGACCCCTAAAGTAACCTCGGTAAGTAGATATACGCAAACCGAGGCTACATAAGGGTTTGCCAACTTACCGACCAATCTACTTCCCGTGGTAAGTTGGTAAGTGGTAAGTAGATCACTCATAAAGCACCACAATTTTAGGGTCATTTGTTCGCTTATAAAAAGTTCCCCAGTCGGTACAAACGTACCCTAAATGGAACATCATTTCTCTGTGTTGCAAGAAGCATTCGGCACATGAATACATATCATATTTGCAATCAAGCATATGATTAATTGGTGCATGAAGTTGTTGTGCGATTCCTTTTTCAACGGCACAACCGAGGCAAATTGTTCGGTGATTCATTTGCAGATCCATGCCAGGGACAATTTTTTCTTGGCATGACCCACACTTTTTTTGTTTTTTATAGGCCATATTACACCTCTTGACTTACGCTAATGGTTTCCATTTCTTGTACTATAGTCGTGTAGTCACGCCTTTTAGCTATGATTTGCCACTTCTTAACGGCTTCATCATAGTTGTCGGCTTCTATATCAACCATATAATACTTTGTTTCCTTACAATGGATAACAAACTTTTCTTTTGGCAGTTTTCTCATATTAAGCTCCATTAAAGCATGATGCTTTAACCATGTGATCTATTGGCTCGTCACCATAATAGTCAAATATAGCCCCAATTACTAATTGTTCGCTTTTGTTAATGTCGTCTTTACATTGACGCATAGTTACATATTCGACTTGGCTCTTATGAAACATACACTTTTGTTCGCCTCCATCATGTCTATTACCTACTGACCATACGATACATATGGCAACTAACATCTCTACCATTATTTTTCCTCCTTAATTTCCCGAACAATTCTTCGCTTTTCGTGCTGGCGTTCTTTAACCTTTGCAGATTTTTTAAGAGATTTTTCCCAACCTCGACTTGTGCTATGAATTTTTTCCCGTTTAGCCATTAGCTTCCCCAGCCAATAAACCGAACAATTTTATTAAAAAAGCCACCCCGCTTGGGGGTAGCTCCATTTATATGTAGGACAAGATATTTACTATTAAGCAACGTCTTGCTCCTCGTCTCTATGACATGGATTCCACATGACTTGGATTTCCTCGATTTCAGCTTGCTCAACACCATAAGACCGTAAGGCTTTAGCCATGACACGATCCGCAGTTTCAGTCCACACAATCGCAGATAACATTGCCCAAATCCATGCTCCAATTTCTTTCTCCTTTGTCGTGTTATTACGAGATTGATTGTCTCCAAGTATATGCCCGATTTCGTGCAGGGCCGACACATAATAGCCCGTGTTTTTAGTCGGTCTAATGGTTATATGTCGCCTAGACGGAATAGCGGAATATCGAGGAATAGATTCTGCAAGCGATTGATAGCTTACAGTTATTTTTTCGACTGCACACAACTCTTGTATGTGCAATGCCATATCAATTCTTTTTACCATGATTGCACCCTTTCTAAATTCACTTCTTGTTGAAATTCATGTAGCAAATCTGTTGCATGATCGACATACATATCAAAACCAAACTTGATTTTTACTTTCTTTAGCACTTGCTCATTTGTGTAGTCAGCTAACTGCTCGCCTACGAACAATTCCACTTCAAGCAACTTATCAGATAATCTACTCATCTTTGATCTCCATTTTTGAATACATTGTTAAACCAAACTCGTAACCTTTTTTATAATAAGCAGATGAATTTTTAACATCATCTACATTACCATTTAAAAGAGCATCAGAAACACCATCTTTGAAGAAGTTTAAATAACCTCTTCTCTTTACGTCTATTGGACTATTCATTTTCTTGATCCCTTTTATACTGTTCGATACATTTATCACACTCTTCTAAACCCTCCGCAGGTTCGTCTAAGTGAAACATTTCCGCACATATTGTGCATTCATATTCGCCCATTATGAATTCTCCCATTCATTTATTTGCTTTAGCAAATACTCAGCATATTCGTTTCTGCCCTCATACAAAGCATCTTGAAAACTGTCTTCATAATCAGAGTTCAGATACTCTTTATATTCTTGCATTTCAGTAGCGATATGCTTTTTGATTTTATCAACGATTGATTTGTTTTCGTTGAATACACCCGTTAATTTAATTGCAGTCATATTGATCCACCTAATAAGACTTATTGTTTAAAATTTCTTTTGCAGTCTTTTTTATGAAAGATTCTCTTTCT